GCTTCTTCAGTTGTTTCTTCTGTAGTTTCAGAAGTTGTTTCCGATTCATTACCTAAACTTTCCTGATCCTGATTATCGGATTTTTCTTCTGCATCTTCAGAAGTAAACTTAGCTGCATCAAACTCAGGGGTATCTGTAACCTCTGTAGTTTCTACTGTTTCTTGATTTTCTTGGCTCATCTTAATACAAATATAATTTTACTTTTTGGTTTTTGCAGATTTACTATCTTTTTTCTGATTTTCTTGACGATTCTTTAACGCAGATTTTTCAGAGTTGTTACGAGCAAAAGGTTGCGGTTTAGAACCTAAATATGGGTTTTCTTCTTCAGTAGTAGAATCCATCATTTTGTTGTCAAGATCAGTTTTTCTTGAGTGTTCAGCAAGATCACGTTTGTTTTCTTGATCGCCTTCGGCAATACGTTCTTTAGTTTGATTGTTAATTTCAGCAACCGTAATATCACGCTCTTTGTTAATTTGAGCAACTTGAACAGGCACTTGAATTTTTTGAGCTTCAATCTCATTAGCTTGCTGCTGTACTTGTACTTTTTGTTGTTCAAGAGCTTGTTGTTGTTCACGCATTGCCTCTACGCCTTGAGAAAGTATTGTTTCAACTTCGCCAGCCGTTGATGCGTTAATTGATTTAACCAAAAGATCTAAGTCTACACCACCAGAAGAAACAGCACGCTCTACAAGAGAAAGCATTACTTGTTTGTTTTGGACTTCTTTCATAGAATTTTTCACAAAAACTCCCATTTCACCAAGAAGCTCCTCTGTAATTTCAAGAGTTTTGAATCCAGTATCTCCAAGAAAAGTAGCAACACGTTTTTCGTTACCCCAAGCAAGTCTAAATTTATTTGCCAGGCAATTAAGAACGTCACTAATAATTTCAATGTGTAATTCAAAGTAAGGCTGCGTAACCAAATTTGATTGCATTACGCTTTGTTGATTAACGCCAACCGCATCACTGGTTTTCGTAATTCCCATTCGTTGTCTTGAAATACCGGTTAATTGCTCCATAGTATCTTCAAGCATCATTTTTAAATTGATCATTTGCTGTACTGAATTAGACAGCGTAAAGTCAACTTGTTGAAATTGATTAAACCTTGATTGTAAAGCTCCTTCTTGAGCAGAGTTAATAAGAATTAATCCAGAGTTTTTTGCATGATAGAATACATCTACAAGCGGAATGTTTTTTGGTTTTTGAGATGTGTCGTAAACAATCGATTTACCACCAGCCCGAGAAAGAGCAAGGTTAATATGAAACATGACCACGTTATACATGATCTGAATGTTTTTAGTAGCATCGACTAAAGAAAGAGTAGTTCCGTTAAAGTTTCCTTTTATAGCGCCAAAAAAGTCAAGACTTGTTTCAGCATAATTAGATTCGTAACGAACTTGATTTTCTTTTCGGCCCCAGTCAACCAAAAATTTATGGCCTATTAAAGTTGCTTTTCGTACATCCGTGTATGGCTTAGACACAATCTTTTCATTTTTCTTTGGTTTGTATTTGTCGTCAACCATTTTCAAATACGGATTCTCTGGATCAAATTTATTTGGGCTTTCTTTAAACCTAACCATTCGTATTGATTTCCATTGAGCGATCGTTACTTTTACTTTCAAAGTGTTTTCACCTTGACTGTATCTGTAATAACCAGTGTACTCTGGATTGCTGTTAATGTAATCATGCGGCTGCTGCTGCATTTTTTCAATTTCAATAACATCGTCTTTTGAAAGATCAGCACGATAAGTGTCAAGTATTTCATTGACCGTCATAAACGTTTCATACGCCGCATATTTACCATCCTTGATATTTTCAAGATCAGGATCTCCATCCCAAATCATTGATCGTGGATCTACCCTTTCAACAAAAGGATCTCCGTTTTTAATATGAACGTAATAAAAAGACTTTCCAGTAATAAACATATCGTAAAGACCACGCTTAAACGTTCCTTTAATATTATGTTTAGAAATAATGTACTCTAAAGAATTATGAATTGTTGATTCAATCGAAAGACGAATCGGTGTTTTCATAAAAGCATCAATGTCTTCTGGTATTTCCTCTCCAATTTCTTCCGCAGGAAACTCCATTCCTAACGTTTTTTCAATTTCTTTTCGGATTGGCCTAAGAAGAACTTCAGCAGCAACAGCAACTTTTTTCTCAATCTTTTTATTTACAGCATCCCGGTTTATTACCTCAACATCAAAAGCAAGCGGCTGGCTCATAAACTCTCCAATAAGAGAATCCAACCGGGGCATTAAAATTGGGTAATTTACAAATCTTGCCGGGGCAGTTACACCGTACATATCTGTTATGTACTCAAACTGCTTTGGATCAAAATTTCCGTTTACAATCTGAAAGTTTTCGTAATCTTTCTTTCTTTCCGTAAGAAAAATAGTGTTTGCAGTTGATCGACTTTGGCGAAGAATAGCATCAACATTTTTCTTGTGCCACTCTTTGTCTTTTTTACTTTCAGCAATAAGTTGTTTCGGAAATTGAGTTTCCATAAAAATGCCTTTATTTATTTAGTCAAGATCGTAATCAAAGGTAGGTTTTTTTGATGATTTTTTCCCATCACCATAAACTAAGCCGCCATTAACATCTCTTGTAAAAGTTGGAAGCTCAAGTTTTTCGTCTTCATCGTTCTGTACTATTCTTTTAACCGCATCCATATTGTGGATCAACGCAAGGCCAAATGCCATGACGTAATCGGTGTTTTTAGAACCAAATACGATTAATTCCCTTAAAAGTTCGATAAAATAAATGTCTTCACTATGTTTTCTGACGTATTCATCAACAAGCTCAAATAGTAATTGCTTTTGATAGCCTTTCATGTGAATACCGTATCTGTTTGATACTTGGCTATACGGAGCATCTGCTGAACGTGGACGCTCTTTAAGATACTTGAGCATCTTGTTTCTTTCAAAATACTTTAAGAATCCATCATCATTGTGTTCCGGAAGAACTTGGCACCCGTAAAAAACACAAAGCATTAAGCACCGTTCGTAAAACTCTTCTTTAGAATACGGCCGATCAGTGTAAAAAGCTATAGGCATTTCTCCAGGCGTGTCCATATTTACAAACCTTCGATACACACACATACAACCTTTAGAATCTGAAGTTTTTACTCCGTTGCCCTCTTCAAAAGAATCGTCAGAGTGATAAACGTCAACACCAGCTATGTCTGCATTTTTCTGATTTTCTAACGGCATTTCAATAATTTTAAGCGTGCCATTAATAGCATCCTCAACAAACTCTGGTTTTTTACCAAACACACGTCGGCCATTACTGTCTTTTCCCCATTGAAGTTTTCCGGTTCTAACTATTCCGGAAAGACGCTTATCGGTCATTAACTTAGTAATCTGAGTGTTTATCTTATCAATATCAAATCCATTGCCGCCAAGAGAAACAAATGCGTCTGCTGGCTCAAGCGGCATTTCTTGAAGAAAAGTGTAATACTCAATTTTGCTTGATTGCTTTTTTACTTTGCGTCTTTGAAGAATGTCTTCTTTAGCCCCACCTTCATCAGACTTACCAGTTTTTAAATCCCAAAAACCACCATACACTTTTGCTGCAGAAATAAATATTGGCTTAAGGTTAAACTTGTCGGCATTGTTCCACATATACATATAGTCTTCTGAATCATGGCTCATTTGGTTAGATGTACCGCCAATGATTGGAAGACCAAATTGAATAGCTCCTTCACGAAAACATTCTTCATTTGCCAGGTATGCTTTTCGGAGTTTTTTAAATTCACCGGCCTCTTCAAATATCATGTAGTTAAGAGAAGTACCACGAAAAGCGTCAGGGTTTTCCATTACCCTAAAATGAACTTTACTAAGAAAACCTTTTTCAATCCAAACACCATCAACCTTTTCTTTGTACCCGGACATTAAAATGTCTTCCCGGTTTCTTAAAACTTGAAGTCTTAACTGAGCAGGAAGTTGGTTGTAAGACAGCATCATTTTTCTTCGAAAATCAGAAACATAATTTTCTGTTTGGGCCCCAACCCCAGATTCAGAGTTTTCATTAAAAGTCCAATCATACAAAAGCACGCCAGAGTTCATAAACGAAAACCCTTTACGGCGTGCCTTAAGAACAATTAGTCCGTATCCATTTTTTTTGGCGTCATAAATTTCTTGCATGTACTCATGGTCCATATCTCTATAAAAAGGATTGTCCATGACTTTCCTGTTTTTATCAGGATCGTAAAGCTCAACCTTACAAAAGTTCAAGTAAAAATAATACATGCCAGGTATCCAAACTCCGCCAGTAGGCTTGTATCCTTCACGGCATCTTTTTACTTGAAGATTCCACCATTGAATATAATCTGGAGTTCCAGGCCGATAGTTTGGAAAACCCTCATTACGAA